ATTAGATATGTTCCTTCTTTTACAGAAGAGGGACTAAAGGACTATATTGCCTTATCAAAATGGGCAGCCTACACCACCGATAAAATTATTACCATTCCTAAAGATAAAATAATGACAGTCACCAATGCAACATTAGAGATGACTAGAAGCTGGCATAATCTTTCAATTGATTATGAGAATGCCAGGCAATTTAATAAGGGTGGGACGCCGGAACAAGTTAAGTTAAGTGATGATGAGAACAGAGAATTAAATAAAATATTCGATGAATTTGACAGTGGTGACGGAGAGCCTCCGACTATACACTAGGTATAGGTATACTTATCAAAGCGGACACCGCTATTATACACACCAGAATTCCAATGTCAACCGTGGAATGAAATGAAATTGAAAAAAAATAAAATCAATCCAAGCTTGACAATAGGATAGATTTACTGTATTATGATTAACAAATGGAGATATTATGGCCGCAAAAAAAGAACACTATGTAAACAATAAAGATTTTCTGGAGGCAATGACTAACTACAGAAACAGTTGTTTAGAAGCAGAGAAGAATGGCAAAACAAAACCACCAGTAACAGACTATATTGGTAGTTGTTTTTTAAAGATTGCTAATCATCTTTCTTATAGACCAAACTTTATTAATTACACCTATAGAGATGATATGATATCAGACGGTATTGAAAACTGTTTGATGTATCTACACAACTTCAATCCAGAAACATCTAATAATCCTTTCGCATATTTTACACAGATAATTTATTATGCGTTTATTCGTAGAATTCAAAAAGAAAAGAAACAAACTACAATTAAACAAAGAATGATTGCTGAGGCAAACTATGATGATATGACATTACAACCTGGTGAAGACAGAGAATTTAAGAACCAGTTTAGTGAATTCTTGCAAAAGAATGTAGTGCCAGATGAATTAGATGGTACTAAGACACAACCGAAAAGAACTACATTACAACACAAGAACAAGGTGAAGGCCAAAGAAGCTGAAAAGGCCAAGAAAAAAAAATAAATGAAAATTGCTATATTAAATGACACTCACTTTGGTGTGAGAAACGATAGTCCTGCATTTATGAAGTATCAAAACAAGTTTTATAATGAGATATTCTTTCCTTATTTGAAAGAACATAACATAGGAACATTGGTACATCTAGGTGATGTGGTAGATAGAAGAAAGTTTATTAATCATAACACAGCCCATAACTTTAAAAAAGTATTTTGGGATAAACTAGATGATATGGTTATTGACACACATGTAATCATAGGTAACCACGATACCTACTATAAGAATACAAATGATGTAAACGCATTACAGAACTTAGATATATCTAAAAATGCAAAAATATATACATCGTCAAAAACTGTAGAGTTTGATGGTTTACCTATTCTATTCATACCATGGATTTGCGATGACAACCATGACGATAGTATATTTCAAATAGATAATACAAATGCTATTATTGCTATGGGTCATTTAGAAATCAAAGGTTTTGAAATGATGGCTGGTCACTTCAATGACCACGGTCAAGATAAAGCACAGTTTACTAAATTTGAAAAAGTATTATCTGGTCACTTTCATAAGAAATCAGATGATGGTCGTATATTCTATCTAGGTTGTCAATATCAAATGACATGGTCAGACTATGGAGAAACAAAAGGTTTTCATATCTTTGATACGGAAACTAGAGAAATAACCAAAGTAGATAATCCTTTTCCTATGTTTGAAAAGATTTATTATAATGACAAAGAAACAGATTATACTACATTAGATTTATCAAAGTATAACAACAAGTATATTAAGTTATTTGTTACCAATAAAACAGATGAGAATATGTACAATATGTTTATTGACAACCTATTCAATAAGATTAATGTATATGAATTAAACATAGTAGAAGATAATTCAGATATGAATGCTTCAGTTAGAGATGATATCTTGGAACAAGGTGAAGACACGCTGACTTATCTTGGTAATTATATAGACCAAGTAGAAACAGATGTGAACAAACAAAAATTAAAAGAGTTTGCAAAAGAATTATATGTAGAGGCCAGTGAGTGATAACATTTAAAAAATTAAAATATAGAAACTTTTTATCAAGTGGTAATGTGCCAATTGAAATAAACTTAAATACATCTCAGACAACACTTATTATTGGTACAAATGGTAGTGGTAAATCTACATTGCTTGATGCATTATGTTTTGTATTGTTTAATAAACCTTTTCGTATTATTAAAAAAGAACAGATGGTCAACACCATTAACGGTGGTGATTGTGTAGTAGAAGTAGAGTTTGATGTAGGTACAAATCAATATAGAATTACTAGAGGTATTAAACCAAACATCTTTGAGATATATAAAAATGGTGAGATGATAAACCAAGATGCATCGACCATTGATTATCAAAAATATTTAGAAACTAACATAATGAAATTGAATTATCGTTCTTTCATTCAGGTGGTTTTATTAGGTTCTTCCTCATACGAACCGTTTATGAAGATGAAACCAAGATATCGAAGAGAAGTTGTAGAAGAGATACTTGATATTAGAGTTTTTGGCCTCATGGACCTAATTTTGCGTTCCCAACAGAGTGACCTCCAAAAAAAGATGGTGGAGGTGAGGCACCAGTGCGATTTAATTAAGACTAAGTATGAAACTGAAGCAAAGTATCTTGCTACTCTGGAAACCAAAGGTAGTGACAACCTGACGGTACAGCAAAATAAGATAGTAGAAAATGATGGAAATAGAGTAAAATATGAACAAAAATTACAAAAACTCAATGAAGACATAGCAGTTAGTCAAAATGCATTAAACGGCCAAGATACAACGGCCAAAAAGGTTAAAGAGTTAGAAAAGTTTGAAACTAAGATAGAACATAATATATCTACACATAAAAAGACACTAGGTTTTTTTAAAGATAATGACACATGTCCGGTGTGTACACAATCAATAGACGCAAACTTTAAGGAAGAAAAATGCAATCACGAAACTTCAACAATTTCCAAACTGGAATCAGGTCTCAAGCAGCTCGTAGGCGAACTCAATGGTCAAGAGGAAAAGATGACCCAATTCAATCAGATATCAAACAAAATATCTCAAATGAATGTAGAAATAGCAAAGATAAACGGCAGTCTATCAGCATTGAAAAAACACAGCGACCAAATTCAGCTAGAGATTTCTACAGCTAGTCAAAAAGATGGTGACATTGAAAAGATAGAACTTGAACTATCTAATATGTCGGCTGAACTTGGTGTGGTTGACGCACAGTTAACAGATGTACAAGAAGAAAAATCTTATGTAGATGTATTAAGAGAAATACTTAATGACAAAGGTGCTAAGGCAAACATAATTCGTAAGTATGTGCCTATTATGAACCAGTTAATTAACAAATATCTACAACAAATGGACTTCTATGTATCATTTCACTTAGATGAAGAGTTTAACGAAACTGTTAAGAGTAGATATAGAGATACATTTAATTATAATAATTTTAGTGAGGGTGAGAAAATGAGAATTGACCTTGCCTTACTATTTACATGGCGTGATATTGCCAGAATGAAGAATAGTACCAATACAAATCTATTAATACTTGATGAAATATTTGATAGTAGTTTAGATAATTCTGGTACAGATGACTTCTTTAAAATTATCAAAGGTTGTACTAAAGAAAACATCTTTATCATCTCACACAAAGGTGATATTTTGTTTGATAGATTTACAAATATTATTAAATACGAAAAAGTTAAAAACTTTACGAGGTTAGAAAATGTCTAAAGAGTTGAAGTTGATACCACCAAATGACCCTAGAGTGTTATCAATGATAGCACCTTTTAGTGATGACAGACTAGAAGCAGAGGGGTTTAAGAATAGACAAGAGTTAACAGATGCTATGTTTCTAGCAATGAAGAAATATGGTGGTATAGGGTTATCAGCAAATCAAGTAGGTTTGCCATTTAGAATGTTTGTTGCTGGTGGGCACCCCGAACTTGAAAGAGGTATGGCAATTGCAATGTATAATCCAGTAATCAAATCTATAAGTGATGATACAACAATGCTAAAAGAAGGCTGTTTATCTTTTCCTTTTATATTTTTGGCTATCAAACGACCAAAAGATGTAGTAATGTCATATACAGATACAAATGGTAAAGAACAAGAAGCACATTTAAAAGGTCTAATGGCTAGAGTTTGTTTACATGAATATGACCACATGCAAGGTAAAGTATTTACTGAACATGCATCTAAAATGAAATTATACATGGCTAAAAAGAAAGCAACAAAGATGATAAAAATGATTGAAAAAAGGAAGCTTGACAAATCCTAAACAATAGAGTATTATATACATTATGAGTTATTCGTGGAAAAAAGGCATGACAATAGAAGACCAGTGGAACGCATGGGCGGCCGCTAATCCTGTTGAAGAGATGCCAGATATTGATACAGATACATTAAAGGAAACAATCATCAAAGATTTGACCTTTGTATCTGCTATGACTGTACAAGAATATACACTTTATCAAAAGTACCAAGAGGTAAAGTTTAGATATCCTACTGTAGAAACAAATAGTTTCTTTGATGATAAACCTGCTATGTTAAGACCAGACCAGGCAACAGTCATACAAGAAGTAAAGAATAACTTTTGGTTACCAGAAGACCCCGAAGAGTATTTAAATCTACAACCTGAATTAATCTGGACAGATGGTGCAGAGATACGGTCACACACAAATGCCAAAGGTTCTGAAATCTGGAATGCATTAAGAACATTTTTATCTACCATGAAAAACAATAGTAACATTGGTAGAAATCTAAACTTCCTAGTTAGAGATAAGGTAACACAGAAATATCTTGGTGTTATCTGTATGTCCTCAGACTTCTTAGACCTTACACCTAGAGATGAATATATTGGGTGGGAAAGAGAAGCTAAGACACAAAGAATGATTAATCACACTTGCATTGGTAGTACAATTGTACCAATACAGCCGCTTGGATACAACCTGGTTGGTGGGAAACTACTAGCCTT